AACGAATAGAAGCCGTATAAAACTATTCTCAGGAGAAGAGCCTGACCGTTTACGTGGACCACAATTTCACGGCGGTTGGTTTGATGAGTTAGCCGCATTTAAACGTCCTGACGCTTGGGACCAGTACCAGTTCGGTGCGCGATTAGGTCAGCACCCACAAACTATTGTTACTACTACGCCACGACCTACGAAGTTGATTAAAGATTTAGTAGACCGTAAAGGTGTACACGTAGTACGTGGTTCTACTTTTGATAACGCTAAGAATCTTGCGCCGTCTGCGCTCGCTGAACTTAAATTGCGTTACGAGAATACGCGACTTGGTAGGCAGGAACTATATGGCGAAATCCTAGACACGGTTGAAGGCGCGTTATGGACACGTGAGATGATAGAGCGAGCGCGCGTAACGGATATTCCACCTTTGATTCGAATTGTCGTAGCGATTGACCCTGCCGTAACTAATAACGCTAACTCAGATGAAACGGGAATTGTTGCCGCAGGAATTACTTCGGATAATCATTACTACGTTCTTAGTGATAAGTCATTAAAGGCTTCACCTGACGCGTGGGCTAGACAAGCGGTAAATCTTTACCACGACTTAGGCGCAGATAAGATTATTGCCGAAACTAATAACGGTGGCGATATGGTTACGTTACTTATTAAACAAGTAGACCATAGTGCGCCAGTAAAGAAAGTAACCGCGACACGTGGAAAACAATTACGTGCTGAACCTATTAGTTCTTTATATGAACAGGGTAGAGTTCATCACCACGGATATTTCGCAGAACTTGAAACGCAGATGTGCGAATGGACACCAGTTAGTAGCGAAAGTCCTGACCGCCTTGACGCTTTAGTTTGGGCTATTACAGAGTTAAATAGCGGTAGCAGTAGTATGATGAGCCTTGCGGCTATGGCGGACTTTTGCCCTTCGTGTCGTATGCCTCAGGTTAAAGGTCAAGCAATATGTTCTTCGTGTGGAACAAGTTTAGGAGTTTAAGTGGCGGTCTCATACAACACAACGATTGACCAAGGTGCTACTTGGTATATTAACTTTATTTATAAACAACCTGCGGAGATTACTAACGTAGTAGGTAACGGAACAACAGTTACTTATACTTGCGCTAACGCTTTTGCTATCGGTCAAACCGTTTCTATTGACGGCGTAATTCCTGACGGTTATAACCTTCAAAATAAAGTTATTTCTAATTCAAGTCCGACTTTCTTTAGCGTTCTTAACGCTACAACTGGTACTTATATCTCAGGCGGAATCGCTACCGTGCCTATGAATTTAACGGGATATACCGCACGACTTCAAGTGCGCTCGCTTCCTTCTAGCCCTGACGCGGTATTAACTCTTACTACCGAAAACGGCGGAATCACAATAACCGCACTTACAGGATTCGTGGCTGTGACCGCAAGTGCGACACAAACAACTGCGATTGACGAAGGCACGTATGTCTACGATATAGAACTTGTAAATGGTAGTATTGTTACAAGGCTGGCACAGGGTCAGGTAGTAGTAAGTCCTGAGGTGACGCGATAATGGCAGATGACGCAGTAATCATTAAACCGATTATCCCTACCGTAGAAATTATCGGTGTTGGTCCACAAGGTCCAGCAGGTAATCCTGCTAGTATTTTCTATACACACACGCAAGCAGTAGCAAGCGCAGTATGGACGATTAACCATAACTTAGGTGGAGAACCAACCGCCGTAGTTTTGGATAGCGCAGGAACTAATTGTGAAGGCACGTTTAGTTATCCAAGCAAGAATCAAATGGTGATAACCTTCACCAGTGCCTTTACAGGTACGGCGTACGTAATTTAGGAGAACAAATGAGCCGTAAGTTTTTAGTTAGCATTGACCTTAACAAGAACGAATTACAGAACGCGGTAATTCAAAATCTTGCTACTGCGCCTTCTTCACCACTCGCAGGTCAGGTGTACTACAACACCGTTGATAATCAACTTTATATTTATAATGGAACACGTTGGGAAGTCGCTGGCAACGCAGTTCAATCAGGTTTACTTGCTTCACGTCCTGCCGCAGGTTCGGTAGACGCAGGAACAATTTACTACGCAACAGATAATTATCTTTTCTATTATTCAAACGGTTCTACTTGGCAACAGACAAACGCGTTCGGAACAGTAGTAACTGAAACTTCTTACGGACAATCTTCAGCAGACGGTACTTCGACTAACTACGCGCGCGCAGACCATACTCACGGTACACCTGCGCTTGGTACTGCTACACCTAACGCGATTGCTGGCGTAACTGGTAGCGCAGGTAGCGGAACAGTTCCTTCTAAGCAAGACCACACCCACGCATTTACACCTGCCGCAGATTTATCTATGGCTGGATACAAACTAACTAACGTTGGAACTCCAAGCGCAGATACAGACGCCGCAAATAAAGGCTACGTAGATTCAGTAGCACAAGGACTTGATACTAAAGCGTCAGTAGTAGCGGCAACAACTACTAATGGAACTTTGGCTACTGCCTTTGCTAACGGTCAAGTAGTAGACGGCGTTACGCTTGCTACTGGTAACCGTATTCTTATCAAGAACCAAACAGACCAAACAGTTAATGGTATTTATACTGTTAATGCGTCAGGTGCGCCAACTCGTTCTACCGATATGGACGCAGGTTCAGAATTTCCAAGCGCGTACGTATTCGTAGAACAAGGAACTGTAAACGCGGATACAGGTTGGGTTTGTACTAATAACTCACCAGTAACTCTTGGCTCAACAAATATTGTTTGGGCACAGTTCTCAGGCGCAGGTACATATACCGCTTCTAACGGCGTACTTCTTACTGGCTCTAACTTTACCTTTGCTCCACGTAGCGGATACGGATTAGCAACAGGCGCAAGTGGCGCAGAAATTAAATTGGCTACTACTTCAGGTTTGAATATCTCTTCAGACTTAGCGGTAGGCGCAGGAAACGGTATTACAGTACTAACAAATACCGTAGCAATTGACTCAGCAGTTGTTGTAAGTAAGTATGCGGCAAGCGTAGGTGACGGTGCGGCTACTTCTTATACGGTCACACATAACTTAAATACACGTGACGTAATTGTTACTGTCTACGATAACTCTGCGCCTTACGCGGAAGTAATCACAGATGTAGCACACACAACCGTCAATACTGTTACTATCGCATTCTCAGTAGCACCTACTTCAAACCAGTATCGCGTAGTAGTACACGCTTAATAACGGCTAATAGAAGGAGATAAATATGGGTCTGTTAGACCGTATTGCTCAGAAGGTAGCCGAAGAAATTACGAAGGCACCTAACCTACCTGTAGGCGCAGTTGCTATGTCCGAACAAGATATGAGAAATATTTCAGGACGTACGCAAACTACTTACGGTACTACTGACGCATTACCACGTAACCCGATTACACCGAACGTACCTTTTTCTCCAGGTATGCCGATTGTGCCAGGGGCTATTAACCCACCACGTGAAGATTCAGGACGTCCTGACCCACGCCGTTATGAATTCCAAGTAGCACAAAATATAAATATAACCGCTACACGTTTAACGCCGTTCCCTACTCTTCGTGCCGCAGCCGACCAAATTGATATTCTTCGCCGTTGTATCGAAGTACTAAAGTCAAAGATTGTCGGACTTGATTGGGATATTGTTCTTGCCGAAGATTCCGCAGAAAAGATTATTAGCGAAATTGGCGGTAACCATACGCGCGCTATGACCGTTGCGCGTGATAGATATACAGAAGAGATTTCGCGAGCGCGTCAATTTTGGGAACAACCTGATAAGTCAAACGGAATTGTATTTAGCGATTGGTTAAATATTGCGTTAGAAGAAATCCTTGTGCTTGACGCGTGGGCAGTTTGGCCGCAATCAAGTGTCGGTGGAGATTTACTAGGGCTACAAATTCTTGACGGTTCTACTATTAAGCCACTTATAGATGACCGTGGTATGCGACCACAAGCACCGTTCCCTGCTTATCAACAAATTCTTTATGGCTTCCCACGTAGCGAATTTGCCGCAGGTAGCGAAGGAGAAGAAGCAGACGGAGAATTTACGTCAGACGAACTCTCTTATATGATTCGTAACCGCCGAACAATGACGGTATATGGCTACTCTCCTACAGAGCGCGCACTTGCGCTCGCTGATATTTATTTACGTAGACAACAATGGATTCGTGCCGAATATACAGACGGCGTTACTCCTGAATTGCTTATGGAAACTGACGCTAACTTTGGTAATAACCCTGACTTGCTTCGTGCCTATGAAAATATATTTAATAACGATTTAGCAGGACAGACCGAACAGCGTAAGCGCGTACGTTTACTACCAGCAGGACTTAAAGCGGTTCAGTATGACGGATACGGCGAAAAGTTTAAAGATACTCTTGACGAATACCTTGTGAATTCTATCTGTGGTCACTTTGGCGTTATGCCTAGCGAAATTGGATTTAGTCCTAAAGGCGGATTAGGTGGCTCAGGATTCCAACTAGGTCAAGCCGAATCGTCAGAAGTTATTGGCGCAATTCCTTTGGCTACGTGGATTGCTAAGATGATTTCAAACCTTTCATATACCTATCTTGGTATGCCACGCGAACTTGAATTTAAGTTTATGGAATCAGGACGCCAAGACTTAGAGAGCGTTGCGCGCACACGTGATATTGAAATTAAATCAGGCGGACTTACTATCAACGAAGCCCGTTCACGTTCAGGACTACCTTTAATCGAATCTCCTGAGGCTGATATGCCTATTATCGTGGCAGGAACAGGCGCGTATTTCATTACAGAAGCAGGAATAGTTCCTTTTGATTCGGCTACTGGCGGTATAGATACACAAGGCGAACTTATGAACGGTACTGAAGGCGCACCGCACGAGAACGCTTTATCACAAGCGCAGGACGCTATTCAGCAATTAAGCGGTCCAGAGAAGCCCGAAGAAACCGCATTAAGTGCGGCTAATAGCGCAATAGAAGAATTAAGCGCGTCTATAGAAGCCGATTCTGCTGATAAAGCCGTAGACGAATTGAAACAATTCTTACGTTTCCTAAAGAAATCGCCTATACGTCCATTTAACTTTAGAGAAGTACCAGTTGTATACGCGGACGTTTTAAATAAGTTCGTAGTAACAAAAGACTATGATTCAGCACGGTGGTATGCCGAACGTTATTTAGCGTAGGACGCTATGAATAGAGCGTGGAAGCAAAAGAACCTAGCGAAGAAACGCCTTGCGGCAAGACGGGCAAAGTTAATTCGTGACGCTTTAAAAGAATCGTTAAACCCTGAAACTGTAGTTAATGATTTCTTTGCGCAGTACGAAGGACGTACGGAAATTAA